GCTTGCCTGTTTGTGCACCCAGCAATTTCACGGTCTCGCGCGGCTGCTGATGAGGTATGGGGATAGTTTTGGCACTTCCTGAATTCATAGCAGCTGCTGTGGCTGGGGGTGCTGAAGCTTTGGAAATTGCAGGGTCTGTGGGGGCTTTGGTAGAAGGAGCTGCAGACACTGCTGCCGCTATAGGAACAACTGCTGAAGTTCTTGGTGAAAGTCTACCTGTAACTATTTCAGAGGCTGCTGCGACTGTATTGGCCCAGACACCGGAGGTTGTGGAGGCCTTAAATGCTGGAGGCCAAGCGGTGGGATCAGCTGTCTCCCTGGGAAGTGGACTTTATCAGGCAATTTCTAACACAGATCCTCAATCAGGTACACACGGAATAAGTGATAGAATTGGAATGGCTAATGCTTTAGTGCCTTATCAACAAGTGCCTACCTACCTGCAATGGCTCAGGAATATCTTGTCATACATACCAACTGTGCAGCAAATATGGGGAGGCCTTGAAAGAGCTACTCAGACTTATCAATACCTTGATGAACAATATAGGCTGCGAGAACAGCAATATGAAAGACTTATTGCTGAGTTTGAAAGAGGAGTTAATAGTGGCCCTGTTGCTGGTGTGATTGAAAGAATTAGAGCCACAGCTTTGGAGAGAGAATTGGAAGTTCAAAGGATTGCTGGTGATGTAAGAGATGTGTCTACTAATTTAAGAGAAGGACTTTCTGCCTCTGGAAGAGCTGTAGCTAATGTTGGTAGTGCTTTGTATAACACTGTGTCAGGTGCTGCTAGTGCTACTAGAGCAGCTGCCGGGACGCTTGGTGGTACTGTTTCTAATGTTGTTGGACATGTACAAGGTACTATATCTACTATTCAGGACTATCTGAGAACAATTGGTAGTGAGGCTTCTGGTGTGAGCACTACTATGCTAACAGATGGATACAATGCAATGCCAAGAGGAATAAGTAATTTTGGAAGCTGGGTTTTTATGTCTGGCTCTGATGGAGGAACACCGCACTATTCCTTGGATTACTGGGTTGTGTATGCTTTAGAAGAGGCTTTGAAACCTCTTTATTCCACGCAGAATGCGCCGGTCGAGAGCACCGTCGAAGATGAGGACGACACCGAACATACGCCTACCAAGAACAATAAAAAAAGGAGGCGTAGAAGTGTTGTCAGTCGTCCCTCAAAGCGAAGACACAGAAGTGCAAGTTGAAATGTTTATGAAGCCAGTGTTTGCCAGTGATGATGGTGTGCGGAATTGGATCATAGGTGGTCCTTTAGAAAGGGGTGAAGCCCCATATAATAATGAGCTTATGTGCTACAGTCTGGGTGTCATTCAACCCCCAGAAATCCCAAATAATGTGGATGAACAGTCTATCAGAGTTTGGGAGGCATACAGGCTTGAAACAGAGGTCATTGCCTTGCCTAGGAGCTTCAGTAGTGGCTGGGAAGTAACCACAAAGAATATTGGTGGTGTGGGTGGTCCCCAACTATACTTCTGGGCTGTAGGTGGTCAGCCTTTGGATGTTATAGGCGTCACACCTAGAGAGGAAATTAACTTTCCCGCATACACAAAGGCTCCAGGTAGGCAGGACCATATAACCAGACAGTCTCTGAGAGACAAAATAACTGCTCAAAACTTCCCTGTGGAAGCATGGGCTGCTGACCCTTCCAGAAATGAGAATTGCAAGTACTTTGGAAGAGTGATTGGGGGAAACCTGACTCCTCCTGTTGTTACATTCAGTAACAGCTCCACTATTCCCTTGCTGGATGAGTTTGGGGTGGGTGTTCTCTGTGTTCAGAACAGGTGCTATTTGACAAGTGCTGACATGTTGGGCTTGACTGGGGAAGTGGAGCAACAGACCCTAGGCCCTAATGCTGCTTTCAGGAGAGTCATTGCTGCTCCAGGAAGGTTCTTTAGAGTTCACTTCAGACAGAGAACTATAAGGAATCCCTATACTATGTCTTTGTTGTACAAACAGGTGTTTATGAATAAGGAAACTGAGGTGACTGCTCCCCAGAAAGAAGTGGAGGAGGTTACACTTGTTGAAGACAATGTAAAAACAGGAACTCTTGAAACTGCTCCTGAAGGTGCTATGGCAATATCAAACCTCAACCCAACCCCCCAGCCCCTCTTTAATACATAGCCACTCATTTCAGTTGTTTATTGTTGTTTATTGTTTGTCAATAAATTTACAATTTATGCATTTTAATTGTCACTGTCTTCATCTAAAAATGGACTCTTTCCATCCATTATTCGTCCTTGCATTAGGGCAAAGTCAGAAAGACCAACATATTTATCAATAGTTTCTTTCCAGTACACAACTTGAGACTGAATATCAGGGTGAAATTCACAGGTGGGCCTGTTAAAAATCAGAACTAATAACAGTGTTATTCCTTTGTGTAGAATTCTGTTTATTATTAGCTCTGGTGCTTTTTCTAAACATTTTCTGAGTTCAGGTTTAGAGCTAAATACAATTGTTTTACTAAACCTGGTTTGTATAGTAGGAGGTACATGGTACTCATTCATTGTCACAATCCCAGGAGGAAATATCTGAGACCTTTTGTTTATGTGTTTCTTTTCTAAATTTACTTTCACACTTCCATCCATGTGATCTCTCAGATTGTCCAGGTTATTCATTCCCTGCCCTCCGGGTAGTAGTTTGTTTTCTGACAATTGTCCCTTCACATCCTCAAAAACAACCATAAATTGGTCTATTGCAACACCTAGCTCAAAAGGAAGTTTGTCTGCCGGCACATTTATATTTAGGGACTTTCCCCCAAGAAGGTCTAACAATGCTGCTGCTAGTGTAGTCTTCCCACTGTTAATTGGCCCTTTAAAACACCAGTACCTCTTTTTAGGAATATTTCTAGTGACAGTTTCAACAAACCTATAAACCTTAAGGTCTATGTCACCGAACAGACACATGTACCATGCAACCCCTGCCATATATAGTTCAATATCTCTCTGTCCCTGCAAGGCTTCATTTAGCTCAATAAATTTATTTCTAAACCTAATAAGAAGCAATTCTTCCCTAGTTTTATGCTCTATTTCTACCCTTCTTGCAGCAGTAACTGTGTCACAAGCTTGCTGGCAAATGCTTTTCTGAGACTTTGCAAATACAAATAGTGCAGCATTATGGTGGTGTATTTCATGATATTTATAATGCTCTTGTACCTTAGCCTCTTTGCAGTGTACACACTCGTCCGGAATAGCAGCAAACTGACTGTACATTCCCATTAGCAAATATGGATCTTCACAGTGTATACTCTGTGCATAGTCAGCAATGATTTTCCAATTTAATTCATCTTTCTCTTCTCCATAAATATCAGCAGGTTTAAAGTCATTTTCTTTCAGTCCACCTATAATGCTTTCTTCTACTAGTCTGAATGGATCTCTGCACATGCATGAATAGCATAAATATGGATTATTGACTCCCTTACAATTTAAGAAAGATACAGTGCAGTGTGTTTTACAGAAATTATTAACAGCACTCACTCTATGTTTAAAGGGGGTTATTAAAAACACAAATCCAGAATCAGCATTAAAGTGCCTGCTTGCAAAATTACATTTAAATTTAACTAGCAATTTCTTGTACAGCAATTCACTCTTTTCCTTAGTGGTATGCACTATAAAACTTGTCAGAGTCCTGTTGCTAAACACAGCCTGACTTACAAATTCATTTAGACAGTCTGGAAAAGGTGGGGGTTCTTCCCCTCTTTTTCTTTTAGGAGGGGTAGCTTGAGAATTAGGCATTGTAGACTCCGGTCCATTTTCATTTGGATCAAAATCTTCCCACTCAAACTCTTCATTGCATGAAAGGTCTGGCTGGTCCTGTGAATAATAACACCCAGAGTCATTTTGGGAAGAGGTTGAGGGTTGGGAGTGATCATGCTTTCTCTTTCTGCTACTTTCTTCTCTATCTCTCCTAATTTGCTCCTCTTCCCATGCTCTGTTGAAGTTTTCCCACCACTCTTCCCATTCTCTGGTACCATATGTAGGAACCTAAAAAAAAGAAAAAAAATTACCTGGTAAGCCAACTTCACACATCTTGGACCACTGAAGAATTCTTCCCCACCATTGGAAAGTTTCATAGTTCAGGGGGAATCCGAACCAATTCAAATAGCAGTCAATGCAGTAGCACATTATCCATGTCATAGGTATTCTCAGTTCCTTCCATCTTTTTGCATGATTTCTTTTCAAGTAGCAGCTAATGCACTTGCAGTGCTTTAAGCCATGTGGCAAGCAAGCATCCCATGCATTGCACAGCCTGTCCATAAAATTAATGCCATAGTAATCACCACAAGCATAGTGAATCTGGTGTACCTGTGTAGAGGACCATAGTGAGTCTTCTTCATTTAGGCATTGCATTCTCTTAACAGACTCTTCCAGCTGAAGATATAAGCTGTTAAGTCTTTTCATTAGCTCTTCATCTCCTCCTTTATCTGGGTGATGCTCCTTGCATTTATTTAAATATGCCTTTCTCATCAAAGGCAAATTTCCCCAGCAGCACATATCTAATTCTAAGAGCTGCATGAGCTCTTTTGCCTCTGATCTGCTAAGGGTTCTATCCATTTTAAATGGTAAAGCAGAAGCCTCCAGAAGCCTCAAAGCCTCTCCCTTTTTTGCAAAAGGTGAAGTGAAGAAAGGCCTCAGGCCTCCAGTATTTATAGTAAAAAAAGGTAGAGAGAAGGAGGAAGGGCTGTGTTTTTTTTTTCACTCTACTAGCTTGACTAACAGGATTTTCTGCTCAGTGATTCAGAAATGTCTGCTCCACTGCACCCGGCGCCCAATCACTGCACGTTGTTCAGTCATGCATGAAACAGGATTAGCAACAGGATTAAAGGTCAGGCATGTCAACCTGTCAAATGTGATGACTCACCTCTCACTACACACCTGTGTTTTGGTTTGGTCGGCAGGTGGAGCACACGGAAGTGTTATTTTCGGTTTTGCCTTTTAGTTCCACCTCTTAGTTCCGGATTGGTTCCGGCTTGTTTCTACCTGAACAGGTTAAGCTCCATGGGA